TTTAAGTTTTAATATTAATTGGAGAGAAAATGCCGATAATTGAACCCGCTGAACAAATAGGAACAATAACTTTAGAAGACGGAAGAGTCATACCTAGATACAAAGTAAAAACGGAAACTACATTAACTAATGTTGACACTGGTCAAGAATACGAGTCAGAAGAAGCCATGCAAGCTGACATAGATGATCCAAACACTTCAACAACTGCAGAAAAAATTAGACGAGATGTTAAAGTATTTGCTCCATCATTAAAAGATATGTTGGGTGAGACTCCTAAATCTTAAGATTTTTTACATGAACAATCATCACAACAGTGTTGTTTACTGTTCTCCTCATGTCTTTTAACGTCTCTTTCTACTGCTAACAGTCTTTCATGATATTTGCTCACCTTATCTGCAAGATAGGCAATGGCTTTATTTATGTCTTGATTTTCCATATTTTCTCCTGTGATTGTTAATTTTGGTGAGAACCTAATGTAAGCATATTTTTTTGTTCTGCAACAGAATTATTTTAAAATGTTTTCTTGACAGTGGGTTTATGATATACATGACGCAGAAAAAAGAATGATTAGCGAAACATTTGTAGACGGCAAAATTATAAAAAAATATAAACTGCCATTAAACTTAATTGATGATCTCAACAAAAGATATGAATCAGAACGTAATCAATTAAAATCAAAAGGTAAGAGATTAGCTGGCAGAATAAAAAATGAATTAGCCATTGAGTCTTTTATTTCAGACACAAAAGTGTATCCAACTTTAATAAAGTGCATGAATGAGTTTATTATGGCTTCAAATCATTTAAACCTAGTTGATAGTCCTGTTTTAAATTTAAACATTATAGGTTGTTGGATCAATGATATGAAAGAAGGCGAATACAATCCTCCTCATGTTCATCATGATGCAACTGGGTGGTCGACAGTTTTATTTTTAAAAGTTCCAGAAATCATAAAAGATGTAGAACACGAACATAAGTTTAAAGATGGGCAGTTAGCTTTTACATTTGATAATGGTTTAAAAACAAATTATTTTGATCCAATCGTTGGTGATTTTTATGTTTTTCAAGCGTCGCATCAACACTCTGTTATGCCATTTAAAACTAAACATAAAGGAGATATAAGAAGATCAATGTCTTTTAATTTTATTATAAATGATAAATAAAAAAATAATTTTTTGCGCAACTAGTAAAGAGATGACAGACATATGGCCTCATCCAGAGCCTGCTATAAAATTTATTCCTAAAGATTATAAAGATTTAGAAAGATTTCATAAAAAAGATTTACACAAAAACACAGTAAAAAGCTGCATGCCTTTTTTAGATGCAATGACCGCAGGTTATATTTTATCTTTTGAACAAGACTATATAGTAGATCCAACTGAAACTGATTTTACAATTACTCCTGCTAATAAAAGAGAGGATGACACTGGCTATCATTATTCTTATCAATTAACTAATTCTTATAAAAAAGTAGCAGGAGAAAAAGCTGGTAAATTTATAAATAAATGGTTGATTAAAACACCACCAGGCTACAGTTGTTTGTTTGTTCAACCGATGAATAGAATTGAAACTAGGTTTCAAATAATTTCAGGTGTAGTTGACACAGATACTTACATCAACGGTATTAACTTTCCTTTTGTGTTAACTAAAAGAGACGAGCAATTTATTTTAAAAAAAGGTGAACCTATGGTTCAGATAATACCCTTTAAAAGAGAAAGTTGGAAAAAATGGTCTGGGTTTTACGTAGAAAAAGAACATCAAAAAACTTACAATATTTTAATGAACACTGTGATTGATAAGTATAAAAAATATTTTTGGAGAAAAAAAAGTTACAGATGAAAATATTTGCAAACATAGACGATTGTGCATTAGCCATTGATGATTTTTTACCAACTGATTTGTTTAACAAGATAAAATCATATAATTATTTTACACATAAAAAACATTCAAATTTTGATAGTTGGCATCAAAGTTTATATCAAGATAAAGATAAAAACGTTACAATGGCAAAAGTCCAAATGGTAGGCCCTGTGGCAGATTTAACAAAAGGTAAGTATGAGTATAATCATGAAATATTTAAAGAAGTTTTAGAAGTTATAAAAAATTGTGATTTAATACCTTTTAAGTCTAACTCATCAATAACATTAAGTTATTACAATTACGAAAAATATGCAGGAATTAACTGGCACGACGATGGAGAATACACTTTAAATTATTCTTTATACATTCATAAAAATTGGAATAGAAATTGGGGAGGTGAAAATTTAATTGATACAGGTAGAGGTTTACCTTTAAGTGTGGAACCAAAACCAAATCGTTTATTAGCTATTAAAAATAAAATTAAACATAAAGTTTGTGCAATTACTGGTCCGATTAATAGGGAAGTATTACAAATAAGAGGAGTTTTTTACGAATAATTTGAGTCGTAATCTCTCCAAGTTTTACCATCAGTGTTTGTGGTGTTGTTATTTATATCATCGGTGACCGCAGCTTGAAATGCGGTTTCAGCTTCTTCTATTTGTAGTTTTCTAGTTTCACCCCACACTAAAAGATCTGCTATGGAAGTAGTTCCAACTGCATCACTTGTAGCGGATAAAGCCACGTTACCTGTCATCATGCCATTAGCATCTTTATTTTGTATTTCGTTAGGGCCTTGACTATTCCAAACAACATAGTGAATTGTATCTGCAAGCCAATTGTTATCCCAATTTTTTCCTTTATCTGCCCAATCAATGTGAAAGCTATTGTCTAGATTAATACTTTCTTTATTAGCGATTACGATTTGTGTAGCCATCTATGTCTCCTAATGTTTAATAATGTATTGTGTTACCACAAAAGGTGAAAATGAATTAGTTCCTGATCCAGTTACTGTTCCCGTTAGTGCAACAGTACCAGTTAATGTTCCAGATAAAGTATGAGAGTGATTATGACCAGTTCCTGATCCAGCGTTACCCAAACTAAAGTTTTCTGGTCCTGGTTGAACTCTTAAGCTTCCTTTAGGCGCTATTTGAGCAATAACGTTATCACCAGGGTTACACTGTCCTATAACACTAAATTGAGATGAAGTATGAGTGTGAGAGGCTAATTGTGCAGTAGTTAAGGATGTGTTTGAAATACTACCTGTTACTGAAACAGCTTGGTTATTAGCTACGCCTTGATTGTTAGTTACTGAAACAGTAACTGTATTTGCACCACCAGTGGTACCTAAATTATTACTACCATCTTTTCCTTGAGGAAATTTTCCTGTAAGGTTTGGAACGTTAAAAGTTGTTGAGTTATCGCCTGTTCCATAAGTTGTTCCAATGACTGCAAATAAATCTGCAAAAGTTGTTCTTGAAATAGCTGATCCATCACATAATACATAACCAGCTGGAGCTGTAGCTTTACCCCAAGGTTTAATTGTTCCTACTTCACTTCTGTTTGTTATATCTTGTAAGTTAGCCATAATTAATCGTTATACTTTAATCTCCAACCGTTGTCACTGTCATTGTACACCAACGCAAAGCCAGAACCACTAGTTGATACTGTTAAATTAGCCTCAGACCCTTGTATCTTATGACCGTTTCTATTTACAGTCAAATTGTGAGTTGCAAAAGTTCCTTCTGCATCTATAAATTTTATTTGATCACCAATAGCTGCAGAGCTTGGTAAAGTTATAGCAACCGCCCCTCCATTAGTATCAACAAAAATATTATCACCTGCTGATGCAGTGTAGTCTGATGTTTTCTTTATCCATGCCTCACCTAAACCAGCGAGTGTAAATATATCATACCAGTCAGTTCCATCAGTTGAAACTAATCTGTATTTACCATTTGTAATTGTTAATGTATTTCCAGAAGCACCTAATCTTGCTGTAACATCAGCGCCTCCTGCAATATTGTTATAAAGTCCGTAAGTTTTTTGTGTAGCTGGAAACTGTACAATATGAGTAGTAGAAATAGTTCCAGAAAAAATAATTTGGTTTTGTCTTGCTTCGTTGTTAGCTTGAGATTGTGGACCATCTCCGTTTGTTAAAGTTGTAGGTCCTGTTCCAGAAAGTGTTTTTGCATAAACACCAGCAATGGCAAATTCAAATACTTGAGAGAAGTTATTATTAGTAATAGTACCCCAAGTTCCTGAATTTTCTCCAGTTGTTTGTAGCTCTATTCTTAGACCTGTTGAATAAGTTGATGCCATTTAATCTCCTAATTTAAAATTTAATGATTATTTTAAAGTTTGTCAAAACTTTTATGCAGCTTTGTGAACTTCCGTCCAACTTATTCCGCTGTTTGAGTCATCTACTTGTGACCAGAAAGTCCCTTGTAAATTTCCTACACTACTAGTAACAGAATTGCCAGTGATTGTAAAGACCGTATCTATTCTAACATTTACTGTGCCTACACTAGAGGTTGCAGAAACACTAGGTGCTTCATAAATAGTCTCTTGTTCAGCATCTCCAAGAGTTGCTTGCATGCCAAGACCAGTTACGAATATAGAGGTTTCTACAGATCCCACCGCAGATGTTAACACATTACCAGCGACATCAATTGTTGTAGGTAAGTCTCCTGCTGCGGAAGTTAATCCAACACCAGTTAAAGAAAGATTAGAGTCACCTCTAATTGCAGGATCACCTATAGAAGAAGTTAATCCATTACCTGTAACTGATATAATTTGATCTGTAGCTATTGATGGCGTTCCTAACGAAGCTGGAATTGAGAAACCTGTTACAGCTTGCGCTATTCCTACAGCACCCCATTGTTGATCACTCCAACCAATAGATCCACCCGTGTTAATATCAGTATCACGGTTCCAACCTGTAGCTTTTGTTACCGCAACTGACTCATCACCTAGTGATGAAGTCATACCGATACCTGTTACAGATATGTTTTGATCCGTTGTTATGGTGAAAGAACCAAATGAACTGGTAAGTGCAACCCCGCTAGGAGTTACCTCTGCAATACCAGTGGCCACAGCATCTCCTGCGGTGGCCGTTAATGATACGCTTGGTAAAGTTACTGATGCGGTTCCAGTAACTGTTTCTTCTCCTAAAGCAGAAGTTAATCCGTTACCTGTAACTGAAACAATGTTATCACCATTACCATATGCACCATTACTCCAACCAAAGCTAGATGCTATTGAATCACCGACGTTTAATCCTCGGTTCCATCCATCTCTAATTTGTAATTCCGTAGATGTAGTAGCTGAAACTCCAGTTGGAGTTACATTAATATCTAATACTAGACCTACGTCATTGACACTGGATGTGAGGGTAACACCTGTTGCGTCAACAGTACCACCTTGGTTCCAGGTTGCATTGTTCCAGGTTGACCGCCCCCATCCTGATAGTGGGGTAGTCATATTTTATCTCCTTATGCGATCCTTAAAATTGCAGCAGTCGCTTCAGCAGCAGGGAACGTAATAGTAAACGTGCCAGCAGTTGAAGATTTTACACTACCAAAATCAAGAACACACACTGATGCGTTTGTCGTCAAACCAGATACAGTTGAGCTGTTATAAATAACAGCGGCTTGTGCAGAAATAGTTGCACTTGTAAATGATATGTCAGAAAAATCACATACAGCAGTATCACCAGATAAAACTGGAGTAACAGAGGTTAATGCACCTCCGCCCTCAGAATAAGTTCCTGAGTTAGCCACTTCATCAGTTTGTGTGAAAGCAGTTGTTGATTTACTTAAAGTTGCTTCTGAATCGTATAGCGCTAGTTTAAAAGCATTCCCCGTCGTAGCCGTAAAATTGTGTAGGC